GGTGCTAACTTGACCCTGAGTAGCGCCTGAGCGCTGACGATCCGGCCACGAGGGGACCGAACATGGCCCGTGACGAACTGTTCTCCGCCCCGTCGGATCTGACGCTCATGAGCGTCGCTGACCTGACCGCCCTGCAGGAGCAGGGCATGGCGGAGGTCAACCGGCTCAACTCCGAGGACCCGGGCGAGATCACCGCAGAGTCCGCGCAACAGCGCATCGCCTACGCCGGGCGCGTCGCGGACGACCTGGACCGCATCGCGGCCGAGCTGGAAGGCAAGCAGGCCACGGCCGCACGGCTCGCGGACCAGGCCCGGATCCGCAACGCGGACCAGATGGCAGCCATCGCCGCCCGAGTCAACGGACCCGCCGCACCGGCCGAGCCCGTGGCCCCGGTCGCCGCTGCCGTGGACACCGACGCCATCGCCCGCGCCACCGCGCAGGGCGTCACCGCCGCTCTCGCGGACATGATGGGCAGCAGGTTCCAGGGCCAGGTCACCCGGGCCACCGCGTCCCTGTCCGCCACCGCCGCAGTCGCCCCGCAGACCCAGGGTGAGGTCACCCCCCGGCTCGCGGTCACCGCGTCGATCGACATCCCCGGCAAGGCTGCCGGCGCCGACATCGTCAGCATGGACGACCTGGGCGACGCGTTCTCCAAGAAGTCCCGCGCCATCCCGATCAGCCGAACCGGTTCCACCGAGCAGGGCCACATCGTGGCCACGATCAAGAACCAGTTCGACCACACGGTCGATCTCAACACGTCCCATTCCAAGGTCGGGCAGCTCATCAAGCACCTGACCCGGCCCGAGATGGCCGAAGCCCTGGTGGCCGGCGGTGGCTGGTGTGCCCCGTCCGAGATCCGCTACGACTTCTTCAACATCGCGTGCTCGGACGGCCTGATCGACCTGCCGACCGTGGGCATCACCCGCGGCGGGATCCAGTTCCCGATCTCTCCCTCGCTCGCTGACGCGGTCGGGACCAACGCCTTCGGCGGGTTCGCGGTCGCGTTCTCCAACGCCTCCGTGCCGTGGCTGTGGACCGAGGCGGACGACGAGGCCACGGTCACCGGCTCGCCGAACAAGCCGTGCATGCGGGTCCCCTGCCCGACCTTCGACGAGGAGCGGCTGGACTGCTACGGCATCTGCCTGACCGCCGGCAACCTCACGAACGACGCGTACCCCGAGGCCACCCAGAACACCCTTCAGTTGCTCATGGCCGCGCACGAGCGGGCCATCAACGCCCGCCTGATCGCGCTCATGGTCGCGGCCTCCGGAGCTGCCACCGCCATCACGGGCGGCGCCAACACAGACGCGGCCGCGCCCCGCATCTACGACGCGGTGAGCCTGGCCGCGACCGACTACCGCGCCCGCTACGGCATGTGCACCGATGACGTGCTCGAAGTCGTCCTCCCGTACTGGGTGAGGGACGTGCTCCGCGCGGACCTGGCCTGGAAGGCAGGGGTGGACGCCTGGCAGGCGGTCGCCGACGCGGAGATCACCTCGTTCTTCGCCGCACGCAACGTACGCGTCCAGTGGGTCAGCGACTGGCAGGTACGCGGCACCGGACAGTTCGGCAACGCGACCGGACTGGTGGCCTGGCCGACCACGGTCAACTTCATGATCTTCGCGGCCGGCACCTTCCTCCACGGACAGGGCATGACCCTGGACCTGGGTGTCATCCGGGACAGCGTCCTGAACGCGGAGAACGACTACACCGCCGCGTGGAGCGAGGAATGCCACCTGATCGCCATGGTGGGCCATGCCTCCCGGCAGTACTCCGTCGGCTTCAACGTCAACGGCTCCACCTCCGCCCTGCTCTCCGGTACCGTCCGCGTCTGATCCGCTTCCCGCAGCGAGAGCAACAGAAGGGAGGTGAGCGCAGGTGGCCAGCGCACGACCCATCGTCAACCCGCCCGCGTTCACCCCGCTGCCGTACGGGCTGTGGGACGTGGCGGAGCACCTTCCCGCCCCGGCCCACTGGCAGGCGGGGGTCACCTGGATCGACCGGTGCCCGGCCGGGGACAGCACCTACGACGAATGTGTCATCGTCACCGGCTCCGACGGGGGAGCTGTACCGGAGCCGCCCGCCAAGACCGACAACGTGGCGCAGGAGTTCCGGGGCGCCACGCCGTTCACGGTGTTTGCCGAGTTCGACTGCTCCCCGGTCGGGCTGGGCGACGAGGCTGCAATCAACGCCCTGGCGACCGAGGCACTGGACCGGACCGAAGCTTCCCAGGCGGAGCTGGCGTTCTGGACCGGCGCGGCCGGGGGCCAGACCGTCGTCTTCCCGCACCTGGCAGCGGATACCGAAGTCGTGGACGAACACGGCATCGTTCTCCAGCCTGTGGCCACCATCGCAGCTTCCGGATCCGACATCGTCACCCTGGACCCGGCCGTGGCCTTCGGCCAGCTCGGTCACCAGCTCGACCAGTGCTACGGAGGCCTGGGGACCTTCTACATCCCGCGTTTCGCCCTCCCCACCTTCATAGCGCTACGCGTACTGGAAGACCGGAACGGGACGCTGTACACCCCGTCCGGGCACAAGGTCGTGGTGAGCGGGATGTTCCCGGGTACCTCCCCGGCCGGGGACGACCCGCCGGAGGGCCAGGCCTGGATCTACGCGACCGGACCGGTGTTCGGGTACCGGGGCGATGTTCTTGCCACTCGGAGGAACGAGAGTTTCGACCGGGCCGAGAACACCGTGAAGATGATCGCGGAACGTACGTACGTGTTCGGCTTCCCCTGCTGCCTCTTCGCAGCCCTCACGGACCTGGGCGTCCCCACCGTATAAGGAGTTGACATGGCAGCATCCACCTGTGCAGCTCCCATCAAGGGGACGCACCTGCGCATCGTGGCCGTGGACGTGTGCGGTGTCCCGATCACCGGGGACTCCGGGCTGGTCATCACCAGCGACGGCTTCATCCAAGCCGTGATGAGCCCGCAGTACGAAGACGGCACGGAGTTCTTCCAGCGGAATGCGGGCGGTAACGCGTGCATCAACCAGAAGGACAAGCCGATCTTCAAGCGGGAGGAGATCACGGTTGACTGGTGCGAGGTGAACGCACTTCTCGCCGCGTACGTGGTTGACGCCCAGCTCCTGGGCGACGGCACTCCCGTCACCGGGACCGGCTTCGCCTTCGGTGAGGGAGGGGACGACAACCGGTTCTCGCTGGAGATCTGGCAGGAAGTGGCCGGATCAGGTGCCTGCGACAGCTCGGGCAACCAGCGGTTCATCTACAACGCCTGGCCGAACGTGGGCAACACCAAGCACGGTGACTACACGGTGGAGAACGACAAATCCACCTTCCAGAGCGTGTCCGAGACCCAGGCGCACGGCGTCAACTGGCTGGAAGACGTGGGCGCGCCCTGGCTGGGGGATACAGCCGTCCTGTCCCCGCAACGGCACTGGATCTGGAACGTCACCACCACGCCCCCGCCGGATGCCGGATGCGACTCCACCACGCTCACGCCGTGACCTGACCCGAGGGGCGCGGCATGGCACTGGCCCTGTACTCACAGAAGTTCTGGTTCCCCTCCGGCGCGCTGGCGCCGGGGGTGGTGTCCAGGGTCTTCCTGCACGACACGAACACCTTCGCCCCGCTGTGGGCCGACGCGGGCGGCACCGTACCGGTGGCCAACCCCACGGTCACCGACGCCGCTGCCTTCCTCACCTTCTGGATCGAGGAAGGTACGTACTGGCTGCACTTGGACACCGAGTCCTTTGAGATCACCGTGCCCCCGGTCACCGGATCGTCCGGGCCCACCGGCCCCGCCGGCGGGGACCTGGCGGGCACGTACCCGGATCCGTCGGTGGCCGCGATCGACGGAGTGGTCCTGTCCGGTACTCCGGCCGTCGGCGACGTGCTCACCGCCACAGGGGCCGCAGCCGCGGCGTGGACCGCCCCGGAATCCGTCACCCCCGACTGGGTGTTCGACATCACCGACCCCGCCTACGGAGCCGTGGGGGATGCGCAGGTGGTCGGGGACGGGGTCATGTCGTCCGGCTCCGCTGTGCTCACCAGCGCCACCGGGGCGTTCGCGGTCGGCACCGTGGGTCAGTCGATCTCGGTGAAGGGCGCCGGGGTCAACGGGGTCACCACCGCGTCCGGCACCGTGCTGGTCCGTACCAGCGCCAACCAGCTCACGCTGTCCTTCAGCAACGCATCCGGCGGGGCGCTGGCCAACGCAGTGGTGGTCTGGGGGACCAACAACCAGGCCGCGATCCAGGCCGCGACCGACGCGGCGGAGACGTACCTGGCCACGCACACCTATGCGCAGGTGTACGTGCCCCCTCAGCCGTTCATCGTGGCCGGAGCCCTGAACACGTCCAAGAGCGGGAACGGCCAGGTCGTGTTCGGCCCTCAGCCCACGACCGGCGTAAAGAAGATCCTGGAGTTCCGGGGCGAGAGCGACGGCGCGGCTGCGGTCCGGCACTGGCAGCAGACCGTTCCCCAGTTCGCCGGGTCCTGCCTGATCAGCTTCGGGGTGTACGCGTCGGTCGCGGCCCAGATCGCCAGCATCAACGCGGCCGGAAACCCCGGCGTGATCTGCGGGCCCAACGAGGGATTCGGCTACGGCGTCGGGGCGGTGTACAGCAACACCCAGGCCGTGCTGAAGAACCTGGCCATCCTTACCGCGCACAGCTCCTTCGGGCTCACCTACGGCGCCTACAACTTCTATGGCTGCGCCAACGCGCACGTAGCGAACGTGGGGTACGGCACGGCGGGCACAGTCGCGGCCCCGAGCACCGACTACAGCTCCCCGGGGGTGTTCGGTACCGGGCTCAGCTTCGGTGCGCTGATGCCGGCGCCGGGCAACAATGATCACTGCATCGCGGAGAACGTGAGCTGCGGGGGCGGGTACACGTACGCGCTGGCCTTCACCGAGCACGGGGTCATGCTCCGGCTGATGATCCTGTACTGCTGGGCCGCGCTGTGTCCGGTCGGTACGTACTTCGGGTCCGTCGGCTCCGTTCACGCCATGGACGTGATCTCGGCCAGCATCGAAGCGTGCGTACACGAGCTGTACATCATCGGCCCTGGCAGCAGCGGCGTCGGTCCGACCATCTACGCCAACATCTCCACAGAATCCAGCACCCCGAACATCGACGGGAACAGCGCCAACGCGGTGAAGTTCGCCCTGGGCCTGGTCCGGCTGACCGGGCTGTTCACCGAGTCGGGGGTGAGCACGTCGGGGCCGTGCGGTATCGAGCTGGTCAACGGGTCGGTGCCCAAAGCCATCCGGCGCCTGACCGCCAACTTCACCGCGCGGCCGATCGACCGCACCCTGGTCTGCGACACGTCCGCTGTGGGTGCCTTCACCGCCACGCTGCCCGCGGCCGACTTCAACCCGGTGACGTACGTCCTCCACAACATCGGGGCCAACGTGCTGACCGTGGCGACCGGGTCCGCGCAGACCATCACCGTGGCTGCCATCCCCGGCGCCACCAGCGTGGCCGTGGCCTCCGGTGCGATACTGCGGTTGTCGGCCCTGTTCGACGGCTCCGCCTGGGGCTGGTTCGCCGTATGACCCCGGAGGTGACCACGTGGCCCGCGCCCGCTGCCCCGCGACCGACACGCTGATCGTGGACGGAGAGCCCCTGGAACTGCGGTGCGTCCACTGGGGCGAAGAGGGCGCCCACCTGGGGGATCATCTGGTCCACACCCAGGCGCTGGTGGACGACCACACCTGGTCCAACGACAACCCCTCCGGGGCCTGACCGGGAAGGTGCACGATGCCCGTCATTAACCCGGTGACCGCAACCGGCAGCAATAGCGGAGCGGATTTCGGTCCTTGCGCGGACTGGCCGGTTCAGTGGCTGTGCGAGGTGACAGCGGAACAGCTTCCGCTGACCGGGGCTGCCGTGGCGACTGCGACCGAAGTGCTGTGGGCGCTGACCGGCATGCGGTTCGGTCTATGCACCGTGACGCTGCGACCGTGCCGTCAGGACTGCTACAGCGGACGCATGTACGACGATTTCGGGCCATCGTGGTTCGCCAACTCCTGGCCCACCCCGGCGCTGATCGGCGGACTGTGGTTCAACCTGGTGTGCGGGGGCTGTGCCGGGTCGTGTTCGTGCTCACGGGTGAGTGAGTTCGTTCTCCCCGCTCCGGTGAACGAGATCATCGAGATCAGGATCGACGGCGAACCGATGGTGACAGGCGGGTACCGCCTGGACAACAACCGGATCGTGGTGCGTACGGACGGGGGAGTCTGGCCCCGCTGCAACGACCTGTCCCGGGACGACACGGAAGAGGACACCTGGTCGGTCACGGCCACGTACGGGGAGGCGGTGCCGGAGGGCGCAGCGTTCGCCATGGGGGCGCTGGTCTGCGAGATCCTGCGGGCTGCGACGGGCGGGGACTGCAAGCTGCCGGCGGGGCTCCAGCAACTGGTCCGCCAGGGCGTGACGATCCAGTACCCGGACGTGGGGGAGCTGTTCCGTCAGGGACGCACGGGGCTGTACCTGGTGGACATGTTCCTGGCCACCTGGAACCCGTACGGGATCCGCCAGAAGGCCCGCATCGTCAGCCCCGACCGGCCACCGGTCAGGCGGCCCACCTGATGCGGGGTGCATGGGCCCGGTGGCGGGAGCGCAGGGAGCGCCGGAACTTTGAGGTCTACTTGTTCAACTACGGGCCGTACGGGAAGTGGCAGAAGGTCCGGGACGAGAACACCCGCGATGGCGTCTGGAGGCCGTGGTGGCGCTCATCACCGGACCGCTGAAGTGGTACACCGTGGCGGAGACCGTGCGTCTGGCGATCGATACCGAGATCGCGGCGAATCCTCCGGACCGGTCCAGTGTCGTGCCCGGGGCGATCGCCTGGGACGCGTGCGACTGCGGGCTGCTGGCCGTGTCCGTGGCCCGGATCTACCTGTCCGACAACTTCCCTCTCCCGCTCACCACCGCGACCGCGTGCAAGGCAGCATGGGACGTGGCGGAGATCGTGGTGCAGCTCATCCGCTGCGCCCCTAACCCGGACGATCAGACGCTGGTCCCGACGATCGCGGACCTGACCGCATCGGCCCAGGAGATCCTGACCGACGCCTACGGCCTGCTGAAGGCGGTCTCGGTCAAGTTGTGCGAGATGAAGGCGGACCGGGAGATCATCGACTTCTTCCTGAACCCGCTCACCGCGCAGGGACCGTCCGGCGGATGCGTCGGCAACGAGCTGCGCTTCCTGGTCGCGCTGCCGAGGAACTGACAGAAGGGGCCCCGTAGGACCCCTTCATGCCGACGGCGCGCTACCGAGCTGCGCTACACGTTGACTCCCCGTTCGGGGACGTGACTGGATTCGAACCAGCGACCTCCGCCACGCTGACAAGCGTACCGAGGACACTGGGTGCATGTCCTTCAACGTGTCCACCTCGTTCCGGCTCGACCAGAGCCGTGTAGCGCGTCTCCTACGACTTCCCGGGGGCGCGGTGGACCGATCCCTCAGGAGACGTGTGGAACGCGTCCAGGCGGCCGCACAGCGCCTCGCACCGGGGTCCATGGGGAACGGCATCCGTACGTCCCTGCGCTACACGCACGACGGGCCGATCGGAACGATCACGTCCACGCACCCCGCGACCATCTACGTGGTGAACGGAACCCGGCCCCACCGGATCCAGCCAAAGCGACGCGGGGGCGTTCTGCGGTTCGAGATCGGTGGCCGGGTGGTCTACGCCCGGTACGTGAATCATCCCGGGACCCGGCCGAACGGATTCCTCATCGAGGCCCTGCGCGCCGCAACCTGATGTACTCAGCGGCTCGCTGTCCGATCCACTGGGCGTAGGCCGGCGGGATGGCCTCGCACACTTCGCGGATGGCCCGCTTGGTGTCGCCTCCGTCCGGAACGCGCAGCCACGGCATGCTCAGGGCATCCGCGGCGGCTCGCTGCCACGCTTTGGAGTGCTTGCCGCCATGAACGGACATGAACGGTCGTTCCGCCGTGGGCAGATAGCCATTGCGGGAGCACAGGGCGACGTGCGGCTTGTGGGCTGGCGCGGCCAGCGGCCAGTTCGTCTCGAACAGCCGGTGCCGGTAGATCCGCAGGTCGAACATCGGCCCGCACAGCAACTCCGGATCCTTCATCTCGGACCTGGCCGCTTCCACGTTCTCGATCACATACGGCTGACCGGTGGCCTCCATCGCGTCCCTGGTCGGCCCGATCAGGTCAGGATACGTCTTGTGGTTGTAGGCATTCAGCGGCGTGTACGCCTGGCAAGGAGGGGATCCGTGGATCAGGTCGTACTCGTGGCCGTGACTGCGGATGAACTCCACCGCGTCCGCCTGTACGAACGGGAACGGATAGTTGGGTTGCGGTTCGATGTCCACCCCGACGACGGTGAACCCAGCTAGGTGGTAGCCCATGCCCATGCCGCCCCCGCAGCAGAACGTGTCCAGGACGATCAACCCGTTCGGCTCCCGCTCAGGAAGGATCATGGCCCGTCACCCCCTGCGCGCCGCAACCTGATCCGGTGCGCGACCCAGCACGTCCCGACCCAGACGACTCCCACACCGAGACCGATCCCGGGCCAGATACCCAGCAGGATCCCTACCACGGTCCGCACCCCGGCTCGTTGCAGTGGCCGGGGAGGTTGTGCCAGACGCGGACGAAGCGATCCGCCTGGCCTTCGTGCTCGCACTCGCGCGCCGGGTTCCAGCCCTTGAGCAGGCACAGGGCCCAGCGCAGGCCGCTTATCTGCCCGGTGAGGTTGTCGCGGACCACGTAACCCGCGTCGGACAGGTCCCCCAGGATGCGGTCCCGGGCGTGCATGGCCCAGACCACCTGCTCGGCTATCCGGTCGGTGAGTTCGGCCGCTGTGAGGGCCGTGGGTTCCTTCATCGTTCCTCCGTCGGGTCCGCGTTGACGGCCGGATACAGGTCGGGGAACGCCAGGGCAGCGTCCACCACTTCGGCCAGAATTGCCCGGTCCTTGGGAATCGGTTCGCCCTTCGGGGCCATCGTCCCCCGGACGTACCCCATCACGGCCGCGTCCTTGACCAGGCCCAGTTCGCGGACTGTGAGCGAAGTCAGGAAGGTAGTCACGGCATCCGTACGTGCGGCGTCCCGCTGCGCCAGGTAGCCCACCAGGAATGCAGGGATCAGTTCACTCATCGTTCCTCCGTCGGGGCTGCGGGGATCAAGCCGTGCTGGCCGTACCGGGCCAGGGTTCCGATTACCTCGCTCGCGCGCAGGCTCTGTTCCTGGCCCCGGAAACCGCTGCGGACTGACGCGTGAATGAGGCCACCGCCGGCCGTGAACGTGGCGGTCACGATGTGGGCCCCTGACTGGGCCGTGAAGCCCCCGGGGTACGTGGTGACTCCCCAGCCGTACGCCTGGGCTCCGGCCAGTGCGGAGGTGAGACTGAGACCTGGTTCACGCATCGTTCCTCCGTCGGGTCGGGTTCATTTAAGTAAACCATGGATCAGTCCCGGAAACCAGTAACGGAGCGTAGCGGCGGACAGGGTCGGGCTGACCTGCGGGAGTGTTTCCGGAGTGAGGAGTGTGGGGAACGGCCTTTCGCAGCCATGCCTCTGGTACTCAACAGCCCTCTTTCCTTGATCCACTTCTCTTCACTCACTCAGGCATAGGCCTAAAGGACCGTTGCCCACACTCCACACTCAAACTCACACCGGAGGAAGTGATTCCGCCCCGTTTGTCCGGCCATACGTACGGGTGTAACCCGGTGTGTCCCTAAATGCCGGAGTGTGGGCAACGGAATCCACACCCCACACCGCCGGACCCGGACCCCACACTCTCACCGACCGTGACGGAATCCGGCCCGGTCAAGATCTCTCCCGCAGTCCCCTACGGTGGCCCCATGAGCGAGAGCACGGGCCTGGTGAGCGGGTCCACAGAAGATGGCGTGAAGGACTTCACCCGAGCGCACGAACGCATCAGGTTCCGGATCGAGCCTGACCGGTTCGAGGCTGCGCGGGCGCTGCCCGGCCGGACCATGACTGAGTTCGCGTCCCGGTTCGAGAAGATCGGCGCCATGCCGGTCACTCAGCAGGTGGACGCGATCCTGGACGCGCTCGGGCTGGTGCTGCTCCCGGAGTCCGCAGCCCTGTTCGCCAAGCGGCTGGGGGACCTGGAGAACCCGATCGAGCTGGAGCAGGCCAGCGATGTCATGATCTGGCTGCTGGAGAAGTACGGGCTGCGCCCTACACAGCCGTCCTCGAACTCTGCGGATGGGTCCGGCAACCCGGCATCTGGCACGAACTCGACGGACGCTCCGCAGCAGCCGGCACCGATTTCGCCTACCTTCCTGCCGACCGGTTCCTGAACCTGGTCTACGCGGAGATGCTCCAGCGGGTGCGGGTTCACGAGGGCCAGAGCGCGGAGGACGCGCGTAAGGTCCTGGACAGCATGCTGTCCGTGGCCGGCTGGGCGGTGCCCGGCTCCGGCCCGAAGCGCGTGAAGCAGCGTGATCCGAAGGCACCGTGGTGGTGGACCGATGAGGAAGACGCGTCGGACTCCTTCCTCAAGGCGATGGGGGTGAGCCTGTGAGCGAGCAGATCGGCGAAGCCCATATCCAAGTGGATATGAACACGCTTCCGGCGCAGCTCGCGCTGCGGGAGTTCAGCCGGGACGCGAACGGGCGCCTGCACGACATCCGGGGCCGTTTCGCCGCTGAGGGCGCGCAGATCTCCCGGTCGCTGGAGAGCACCACCCGCGACACCGAACGCTTCGGGCTGTCCCTGCGGGGACTGAGCGTGTCCCTGGGCCCGCTGGCCGGGATCCTGGGGAAGACAGCGCTGAGCGTCGGCAGCATCGGCGCAGCGGCGGGCACAGCGCTGCCCCTGATCGCCTCCGTGGTCACCGCCCTGGAGCAGATAGCCCCGGCCGCTGCGGTGGCCACCACGGGCGCCCTGGCCATCGCCCAGGCGAACGCCGTGGTGAAGCTCAGCATGATCGGGGTCAGTGACGCGGCCACCGCCGCATTCGACACGTCCGCGGCCGGGGCCAAGAAGTTCGACAAGGCTCTGGCGACCCTGGGCCCGAACGCGAAGGACTTCGTCCTCACCATCAAGTCGATGGTCCCGGAGTTCACGAAGTTCCAGCAGAGTATCCAGGACACGGTCTTCACCGGGTTCGCCAAGGAACTGAAGAGCCTGGCCGGCTCCGTCCTTCCGGTCCTGAAGACCAACCTCACCGCCACGGCCACCACGCTGAACCAGGTGGCGCTGAGCACCGCTGCCGCAGCCGGGCAGCTTGCCACGAACGGCACCCTCGGCAAGGCCATGGCCGGCGCCAATCAGGGTCTGACGAACCTGGCCGGGATCCCGGCCCTGGTCGTCACCGGGCTGGGCCAGCTCGCGACCGCAGCGGCCCCGGCGTTCGACCGGATCACCCAGGCCGCTGCCGGCGCGGCTACGTCGATCTCGGACAAGCTGAGCAAGGCGTTCGCCTCGGGCGGCCTCACCGACGCGATCAACACGGCGATCGACGTCCTGTCCGGGCTCGGGGACATCGCGGGGAACGTGTTCGGCATCCTGAAGAACGTCCTGGGTGCCGCGTCCACGGGCGGGGCGGGGCTCTTCCAGGTGCTCACGTCCATCACACAGACGCTGGAGACCGCGTCCGGGACCAAGGGGTTCCAGGACGCGATCGGAGCCCTGGTGCAGACCATGGGCGTCCTGGCGGACACCGTGGGCCCGCTGCTCGGGCAGGCGATCGGTGTGCTCGGCCCGGTGTTCGTGGCGTTGGCCGGTCCCGTACAGACGCTGGTCCAGGCGCTCGGTGCCGCCCTGTCCCCGATCATCGCCGGTCTCGGCCCGGTCCTTGAGGGCGCTGCACAGGCGGTCGGTCAGCTGGTGGTGTCGCTGGCCCCGCTTCTGCCGATCTTCGGGGATCTCATCGCGTCCCTGCTGCCCCCGCTACTCCCGGTCCTGGACACCCTCACCCAGGCCTTCGCGGACGCGGCCCCGCTGATTGTCCAGGTGGCGGACACCTTCGTGTCCGTCCTCGCCCCCGCGATCACTCAGCTTTCAACCAATATCTTCCCGCTGCTGGACGTGTTCACCCAGCTGACCGCCACCCTGCTGCCGGTCCTGTCCGATCTGGTGCTCCAGCTCGCGCCGGTATTCACCGCCTTCATTACCTCCATCGCTGGAGTCCAGGGGCAGCTGATCGGCCTGGTGGTCCAGCTCCTCCCCCAACTGGCCGCACTGTTCATCCAACTGGCCCCGTCGATCATCCAAGTCGTCACCGCCATGATCGGGCTGCAAACGGCGGTGCTTCCGATCGTGGGGCTGCTCGCGCAGGCGATCGGGTTCGTCCTCCCGATCATGGCCCAGTTGATCAGCCTGACAGCGCAGGTGGCCGCTGTCCTGGTCGGTGTGCTGGCCGGGACCATTACGAACATCATCGTCCCCGTGATCAACACCCTGGTAGCGCTGTTCTCCGGGGACTTCTCCGGGGCGCTGCGGGGCCTCGGCTCGCTGTTCTCGGGCATCTGGAACCAGATCGCCACCACGGTGAGCAACGTGGGCGGTCTGATCCGCAAGGCGGTCGATACGATTATCGGGATCTTCCAGTACCTCTACGACGTACTGGTGGGGCACAGCATCATTCCCGACCTGATCCACCGGATCACGTCCCTGTTCACCGGTCTGGGGGCGTTCTTCGTCTCCAACGTCAACGCCATCCGGACCACGGTGACGGTCGCGTGGAACGCCATCGCGGGCGCCACGTCCGCAGCTTTCAATCGGGTCAAGACGGCCGTCTCCGACGCGATCGGCGCCGCGGTGCGCACCGTGAGCAGCCTGAAGGACAAGGTGACCGGGGCGTTCAGCGGAGTGGGGACGTTGCTGTACAAGTCCGGGCGGGCTCTGATCTCCGGCTTCATCGACGGCATCAAGTCGATGCTGTCCGCGGCCAAGGACGCCGCGTCCGCAGTCGTGGGCAAGGTCCGGGGATTCTTCGGGTCGTCCCCGGCCAAGGAGGGCCCCCTGAGCGGCAAGGGCTGGACGCTGTACTCCGGAGAGGCGCTGGCTTCGGACTTCGCCGCGGGTATCCGGGCGAATCAGTCCCTGGTGACCCGTGCGACCAGCCGGCTGGTCTCCGGCGCAGCGGCGCCCGTGTCAGCCGGACAGGGCGTCGCGTCCCTGCTGTCCTCCACCCGTACCGCGGGAACGGTCACCGCGCAGGCAGTGGCCCCGAACGTGAGCGTGAACACGGCCGCTCCGCGTGTCACCGTGATGATCGGGAACAAGGTGATCAATGATCATGTGCAAGTCCTGATCGACGACAACAACGTGGCCGTGGCGCGCCAGCTCGCGCAGGGGGTGAGGATCTGATGAACACCCTGGTGGCGACTGCCGACAACGACAACGCTGAGATCGAGCTGGTCATCGACTTCGATACGACGCTGATCGACAACTCTTTCACCATCGTCCGGGTGGCCGCTGACGGCACGGAGACCATCGTCCGGGGCGGGTACCGGGTGGTGCTGTTCCCCACCACGCTGGATTACTTCCTCATCGACACCGAGGCCCCGCTGAACACGCCCGTCCACTACCGGGCGTACGAGGATGTGGACGGGCTGGGGCCCACCGCCAACCAGGCGGTCTCCGGCACGGTGACGATCGTGACCACGTACAGCTGGTTCAAGGACCCCGCGCGGCCGTGGGCCAACGTCCGGGTGGACCTGTGCCCCCAGGGGGCGCCCTGCACCGACGAAACCGGCGTGTCCCTGATCCAGCTCGGCAACAAGACCAGGGCCTCGGACGCGAACCTGATCGGAGTCCTGGACCGGGAAAAGCCGGCGGACATCTGGGCGCGCCGCAAGGGCATCGTCTCCTCCGTCGTCTTCCTCACCCGCAGCCTGACGGCCGTGGACTCTGTCTACGACCTGTTCACCGCAGGTGGTCCGCTGTTGCTCCAGTTCGACCCGCTGTACGGCTGGCCCGACGCGTACTGGCAGCCGGGCGACCTGGCGGAGAACTACACCGGGTCCAACGACCAGCGGGTGCCGTTCCGGCTGTGGTCGGTCCCGCTGGTGCAGGTGGACCAGCCCTCCCCGGCCGCTGCCGGTCAGGGCACCGTGTGCTCCAACTGGTGCCTGGTGGCGGAGCGGTACGAGACCATCCAGGATCTGGTCAACACCGGGCTCACGTGGCTCCAGGTAGCTGACTGCACAGCGACACCCGTCCCCATCCCGGACGGGTACGGTTTCGGCCCGTACGGCTCAGGTCCTTACGGCGATGGAGGCTAGACGATGCCGATCAGCAAACCCACCATCGGCCAGGACCCCTGGGGCGCGGACCTCAACGCTGCCCTGGACCAGCTCGGTGATCTGGCGACCAACGTCACCGACGCGGCCTACGGCGCCACGGGCGACGGGGTCACCAACGACACCACGGCGGTCCAGGCTGCCATCACGGCCGTGTCCGGGGCCGGGGGAGGTGTCGTCTACTTCCCCGCCGGCACGTACCTGTGCAGCCCCGATGTGCTCGCGGTGCCCAGCAACGTGCGCATTGTCGGGTCGGGCCGCAAGTCCACGTTCCTGAAGAAGAGTTCGGCGGGTGTGCTGCTGTCCATCTCGGGCCCGTCCACCGACGCGACCGGGGCCACGCACGCCCGGTACAGCTCGGTGGAGAACATCGGCCTGAACGGCAACTCCACCAGCGGAGCCCTGCTCCAGCTGTACTACGCGGACAACCTGTACTTCCGCGAGGTCCACTTCACCTCCAACGCGGACACGATCGTCCAGACGGCGGAGTTCTGGGACTCCCGCTTCATCTCCTGCACGTTCGAGAGTTCCGGCGGGGCTGCGGACGCGGTCATGCCCATGGTCCGGCTCCGCAACTCCGTGGCCGCGTCCGGCTTCGGGTTCTCCGCGGACAACACGAACAACATCGCCTTCGTGGCCTGCCGGTTCGAGGACTTCTACAACGGCGCGATCCGTATCGAGCAGGGCACCAGCAACACGAACAACCCGAACGCGATCTTCATCACGGACTGCAAGATGGAGTCCAGCAACCTGCGGGGTGGAAGCCACCTGCGGGTGAACGCGGAGTGCCGGGGCGTATATATCAACGGCCTGTACTGCTTCGCAGGGGCGTTCTTCTCCGGCTACTCCACCGAGCAGAACATCATCAACTGGGCCCCGCAGGCCTCCGAGCTGGCCAACGTGCTCATCGCCAACGGAGCGGTGGCCACGGTCAACAGCGGCGTACTGCTGTTCTCCGGAGCAGCCAGCACGGCCCGGCTGGACACGGTGATCGGCGCCTACACCACGGCCCCGGTCGGCAGCCACATCTTCTACGACGCGTCCTCCACCGCCGATTTCCATGTGACGAACTGCTACGGCAGCACCGGAGGCCAGTCCGGCGGAACGGTGCCGATCCGCTGGTCCGGCCAGCACCCGGTCAAGCAGATCGCGGGCGTACCGGTGGACGGGGACTTCACCCACACCCCGCTGAACGGCACCTTCGCCATCGACACCACGAGCGGCGGTCTGTACGCACGGGTGGCCGGGGCCTGGGTGCTGATCGGATCCGGCGCCGGAGACGTGCAGACATTCACCGGATCGGGTACCTGGACCAAGCCGGCCGGGGCGAAGACGGTCACGATCGTCGCCATCGGAGGCGGAGGCGGTGGCGGATCCGGCGCCCGCGAACCGTCCGGCACGGTGTCCTCCGGTGGTGCGGGCGGTGGCGGGTCCGCGTACACCATCCGAACCGTCCCCGCTTCCCTGCTGAGCGCTACGGAGACCGTGACCGTGGGCGCGGGCGGAGCTGGCGGAACGGCCATCACCTCCAACGGCACGGTCGGAAACCCGGGGTCCACCGGGACGAACTCCGTCTTCAAGTCGTCCACGTTCCTGGTGGCCAACGCGGGTGTGCTCGGTGGCGGGGGATCCACCGGAGCGGCCACGGGCGGGGCCGGCGGAGGGGGCGGGGCGAACGGCGGGGCCGGGGCATCGTCCTCTGCCACGGGGCTGGTCGGCAGCGCGGGCACCTCGGTGGGCCTGGCTGCCCCCGGGGGCGGGTCCGGCGGAGGCGTCACCACGGCGCCGGCCGCGTCCGCCGGCGGGGCCGGAGGCAACGTGTCGTCCTCCGGAGGCAACGCGGGCGGCACGGCGGGTACTGCGGGCAACGCGGGCGGGGCCGGTGTATCGGTGACCGCAGGGGCCCCGCTGTCCGGTACGGCCGGCGGTGGCGGGGGATCTGCCACCGCCGCGGTCGGCGGCACCGGTGGCGCAGGCGGAACCTACGGCGCGGGTGGCGGTGGCGGTGGCGCGAGCCTGGACGGCAGCAACTCCGGGGCCGGTGGAGCAGGAGCCAACGGCATCGTCGTTGTGATGACGGCTTCCTGATGTTGACCTCATCAGCTACCTACCGGGCCGTACTGAAGGGCCCGCACAAGCGGTACACCCTGCTGGACGTGTTCCAGGGCGGGGTCCAGGTGGCGAGCATCAGCGATCTGACGTTCAGCGCCGGGTCGGTGACCGCGAACCTGACCTCCCGGGTGACCCGCTCCGCGAGCCTCACGTTCAGTGACGCGGACTTTCCCGGGGACGTGAACTCGATCCTGTCCCCGTACCAGAGCGTCATCAAGATCAGTACTGGTATCCAGTACCCGAACGGGCTGCGGGAGGTGTTCCCGGTCTTCACCGGCCGGGTGTACACCCCGCAGCGCCAGGCGGACGGTACGGTGACGGTCCGGGCGGACGACCGTGCGGCCGATGTGGTGGCGTACCGGTTCGAGGCCCCGCAGAACGTCGGCACGTCGACTACCGTCCTCACCGAGATCCGCAAGCTGATCACCCAGGCGGTGCCCGAGGCCGTGTACGGCACGAACGACGTTACCGACCAGAACTCCCCGGCACTGACCTGGGACCAGGACCGGGGCCAGGCACTGGACGATCTGGCCGAAGTCCTTCAGGGCCGCTGGTACTCGCTCGGCAACGGGGACTTCGTGGTGCGTCTGTTCCCGTACGCGCTGGGATCCGTGGTCTCCGACATCAGCGACGGGCCGGACGGACTGCTGTCCACGGCGAACCGCACGCTGACCCGGGACGGGGTGGTGAACTCCGTGACCGTGGTGGCGGAGCGCATCGACGGCACCACCCCCATCCGGGTGACCGCGCGGAACACAGACGCATCCTCCCCGACGATGTTCGGGAATCTGTACGGCCGCGTTTCTCAGGTCATCACGATCCAGACCCCGTTGTCGTCCGCGGCCGCGCAGGCGCTGGCCACGCAACAGCTCGCGGCCCAGTCGGCTTTGTCCGAACAATGGTCGGTACAGATGGTGCCGGACTCCACGCTGGAGCCGGGGGACACAGTGCGGCTGAGCTACCGGGGGCAGAGTGCGGACCAGGTGATTGATTCGATCACGTACCCTCTGACCACGGACGGCACGATGAGCCTGAGTACCCGCTCAGCGATCGCTCCACCGGTCACCGTCGGGGAAGGGACCTGAACTGTGGACCTGACACCGAACCGGAGCTATCCATTTCCGGAGTGCAATCCTCCGCTTGTCGAGGACGCAGCGAACGCCCCGGTCCAGACCCGCGCGCTGGCCGAGGCCATGGACGCGGACTTCACGATCGTGGACAACCTGATCGAGGCTACCTACCAGCTCCCCACCACGATTCTGCGCATCAGTTCCAGCACCTCGATCGCCAGCGGCGATGACGTTCCGTTCGATGTGGTCGAGTACGACCCGCAGGGCTGGTCGAACGGGGACACGGTCCAGGCTCCGTCCGGTCTGTGGCTGGTGACCGGGTTCGTGGCCTGCGCGTCCGGAGAGAACGTCCAGCAGCTCGCGGTGCAGTTCACCGGGGACGGCTCCGGGTTCTTCCTTCAGGGCACCTCCCCGACCGCGTCGAACCGGGGCCAGATGACCGGCAGCGGTGTCACGATCCGAACGGCGGGGGCCGCGCTGGGGCTGCGGGTGTTCTTCACCGGAACGTCCCCGTCCAATTTCGACAACTGCTGGTTCTCCGCGACCCGATTGGTGGCCCTGTGATGGCAGTCACGAGCATGGCCAAAGCGGTGCAGTCGGTCTCACCCCGGCCGGGGACCTACCGGGTGGGCACCGTGTCCGCAGTGTCCTCCACAACACTTGATGTGGTCGTGGGCGGGACCACCATCACGGCCGCGTACCTGCACTCCTACGCGGCCGTTGAAGGAGACCTGGTGGTCGTGGGCAACCAGGACGCGAGCTGGATCGTGCTCGGCAAGCAAGCCGGTGTCGGGCCCAACCTGGTGGAGAACGGGGGATTCGAAGCAGACGGGGAGACGCCGGGGGTGCCGTCCGACTGGTTCCTGTACGACGAATCCGGCACCGCGACCACACAGGTTCTGTCGGTCACCGACGCCCCGTCCGGGGACTTCGTCCTTCAGGTCAATCCGGACACCGGAGCGCGGACCACGGTGATGTACAGCCAGCCGTGGCCGGTGAATCCCGGCGAGACGTACGCACTGTCCGCGTTCGCCGGCGGGGTGGACGATTCGACCGGGGACATCGAACTGCATCTGCTGTGCTTCGCCGGCCCCACCGACCTGATGCCCACCACGACCGCGGACGTGACCGCGGCCAGCGTCAACGACGTGGCCCAGCCGGCCCCGTACACCTCGATCTCCGGTACCGCGGTGGTGCCGGCCGGGGCAAGTCTGTTCGCGCGTGCCGGGCTGCGTTCGGTGCTCGCGACCGGGGTCGGCATGCAATGGGACTTCGTAGTCGGGAGGCGGACCGCATGACCGCGACCACAACGACATGGGGTCTCGTTTATCAGACGTTTACCGACCCGGCCGACATCAGCCAGTCGATCCAGGATCTGGCGGACACCGCGGACACCGCCGTGCAGTCGCTGTACGACGCGCGGGCGATCGGCGCGGCGAAGCCGGCCATGCGTGCGGCCACGTCCACGACACAGTCGATCCCCAACAACACGGACACGAACCTGACGTGGCCGGCGGGGTCGCAGTCGTTCGACAACGACACGATGTGGGACAACTCGATCACCAACGGCACGCTGGTCTTCACTCACGCCGGGATCTACCTGGTGGCGCTGCGGTGCACCTATGTGGCCACCGCGTCCGGAGGAGGGGTCCGCAGGGTTACCTTCACCCACTCCACCCTGGGGATCGTGGCGCGTAACACCCAGCTCGGAACAGTCTCCGACGGGGCCGCACTCAGCACGACCGTTGCCGTTCCGGTGTACACGCCCGGGGAGACCATGACGTTCCAGACGCTCCAGACGTCCAGCGTCGCGCTGAACACGGTCACCAAGCAGTTGCAGGCGTTCCGCCTGTCCACACTCTGAGAGGGAGGGCGACCCGTGGGATCAACCGCCAACCGCAGTTACCCCTACCCGGATCCGTCCGACGCGGCCGACTTCGCCGGAGGGCTGGAAGATCTGGCCCGCGCGGTGGACGCGGATGTCCAGGCCCTGGTCAACCTAATCACACCTCCCCCGCTGTCAGTGTTCGACGGGAACGACTTCGCGGTGCTCTTCTCCGGAGTGGAGACCGCAGCGGGCTACAACCGGACGGTCTACAACAACGGGGCCGGAGCGATAGGCGCCGGGGGAAACCGGATCACTGTCCGGGTTCCGGGAACGTACTTTCTCCAGTTCCTGGTCAGCGCCCCGGACGTGACCTCGGTGCTGGAAGCGTTCATCCGAGTCAACACCACCGACTTCGGCCGGGTGGTCCATGAGGGCAATGCCCCGTCCCGGCCCCGGCTGATGGTCAGTGCCCTGGTCCCGAACATGATCGCGGGGGACATCATCACCACCACCGTGATCCAGAACACCGGGGCCTTTGTCGCCACCTTCGCCGGGCCCCGGCTGACCATGTACCGAGTAGCTCCCTGACCGGGGCAGACGGACGAAAGAGGAACGCATGTCGGATCCGATGACGGCAGACCAGCTCACCGCGCAGTTCAGGCGGTGGGGCGTGAGTTTCACCGAGCACCCGGGCTGGCGGACCAACAACCGGGCCGGGCACGGCGCCTGGGGCCCGGTCAACGGGTCCATGATCCATCACACCGCGTCCGGTGATGGCACGGGGATCGTGGAGTTGTGCTATTCCGGCCGGGTCGATCTGCCAGGCCCGCTGTGCCACGGAGTCATTCACAAGGACGGCACGGTGACGCTGGTCGGCAACGGCCGGGCCAACCATGCCGGCGCCGGCGCGCTCAACGTCTACAGCGCCGTACTGGACGAACTGAGGGTCCCGGCGCCGGGTGCGGACACGGTGGACGGCAACGCGCACTTCTACGGGTGGGAGTGCGTGAACCTGGGCACCGGAAAGGACCCGTGGCCGGATGTTCAGCTCGAAGCCATGGTCCGGGTACAGGCCGCGGTCTGCGAGTTCCACGGCTGGGGCCCGCAGTCCGTCATCGGCCACCTGGAGTGGACCACCCGGAAGATCGATCCGCGCGGATTCACTATGGTGAGCATGCGGGCACTGGTGGCCGCGCATCTGAGAACGGGACCGAGCACGGAGGACGACATGACGATCAGCGCAGCGGACGTGAAGCAGCTCGCGGGTACGGACGGGGTTTTCGTGGCCCCTCCGGACGCCTCGGGGTACTCGCCCGACCCCGCGTCCCCCAACCACTACTGGGCCTTCGGGACACACGTCCAGTCCACCACGGTGAAGGTCCGCAGCATCGAGAAGACGCTTGCCGAGGTGAAGGCGTCCGTGGACGCTCTCGCGGTCGGAGGCGTGGACCTGGACGCACTCGCAATCAAGGTGGCGGACCTGCTCGCTGCCAGACTCGCTTCCTGAGAGGAACCGTCATGGACGTCAACCTGGATACCGCCTACTGGCTGGGCCTGGCCATCAGCTTCGTTCTTCCGGTCCTGGTGGGCCTGGTCACCTCCGCCAGCATCCCGGCCGGAGTGAAGGCGGTCCTGCACCTGTTCCTGTCCGCCGTACTGTCCTTCCTCACCGAGTGGTCCACGGCCCCGGACGGATTCGACTTCGGCACCGCGCTGGTCCTGACCGCGGTCTCATTCGTCATCGGCGTGGCCGCTCACTTCGGCTTCTACAAGCCGACCACGATCAGCGCGAAGGTCCAGTCCGCCTTCACCACCGCAGCCTGAGGAGTACCGACGATGGCGATGGACGACCGGATCATTCACCTGGTCCGCCAGGAAGTGGACCGCGTACTGACCGAGGCGGACGCCGGTTCCGACAGCCTGCACACCGAGCTGCACTCGCTGGCCACGAAGGTGGACGCGCTGACCGCCCGGGTGGCAGCGCTGGAGGCCCAGATCGCTCCGCGTCCGGCCCGTGCGAGGAAGGCGACGGACCCCGCGTGAAGGTGCTGGTGTATCCCACGGACTCGTGGGCGGGGGGTCTGCTGCGTATGATCGGTCCGGGCGAAGCGCTGCGCCGGGCCGGTCACGACGTGACCGTGGTGAAGCAGGCTGACCGCCGCGTCATGCTGCACATGCGGGGCGAAGAGGTCGTGAAGGTGGACACCGAAGCGGACGTAGTGGTCTTCCAGCGGATCACGAACAGCCGGCTCGCGCAGGCGGTGAGCGTGCTGCGCCGGCAAGGCACCGCGGTGGTCGTGGATGTGGACGACGACCTGACCTCCGTTCACCCCAGCAACCCGGCGTGGCACGGGCTCCATCCCCGCAACGAGGGGCGAAAGCTGCCGGGCGGGACCGTGTCCATGTCGTCCTGGCGCAACCTGAACGCGGCCTGCCGCGCTGCCACGCTGGTCACGGTGTCCACCAAAGCGCTGCTGCCCGTGTACGCGGCGCACGGCCGGGGGGTGGTGCTGGACAACTACCTTCCCTCCGCGTACGACGACGTGCCCCATGTGGACTCCGACATCATCGGATGGCCCGCGTCGCTGCACTCCCACCCCAACGACCCGGAAGCGGTCGGTGCGGCGGTCTCCCGGCTGGTGGCGGAGGGCGCCAGGTTCGAGGTGCGCGGGGACCCGGCCGGGTGCGCTCGGGCGTTCGGGCTGGCGGAGGAACCGGAGGGCGGGAGGATTCCGCTGGAACAGTGGCCGGAATCGGTCGGCCGGATCGGTATCGGCATCGCACCCCTGGCGGACACCCGCTTCAACCGGTCCAAGTCCCGGCTCAAGCCGCTGGAAATGTGCGCGGCGGGTGTCCCGTGGGTGGCTTCGCCACGGCCGGAGTACGCTCGGCTGCACGCTGCCGGCGCCGGGATCCTGGCGGACCGCCCGCGCACCTGGTACCGCGAGCTGAAGAGGCTGCGGGAGTCCCCGGCGCTGCGGGAGGAGCTGTCCCAGGCAGGCCGCGCGGTGGCCGCGGCGAATCGGCTGGAAGATCACTCCTACCGGTGGATCGAAGCATGGGAGAAGGCGTACGAACTCCAGCGGGGAGTCCGTACGCCTTCGGTGATCGGGGTCTAGCGGGCCTTGCGAATCAGCGTGTAGTTCTCCGTGACCCAGTCCGTCTGCCGGGTGTACGGCGTGTCGTGGAGCTGGGTCAGGAACTCGTCTACATCGGCCCCGTCCGCCAGGGTCTCCGCCCGGACTACGGCCGCGTAGGCGTCCAGAGCCGCCGCGAAGGTCGGCTGGTCCTCTTCCTCGCCTCCGCCGGTGAAGCCGAACAGGCGTGCCCGCGCTTCCTCGGGTGACGTTGCCTCGCTCATCTCTTCCTCCATCAGTCTGTCCTGATCAGTTCGTTCAGTTCCGCGATCCGGGCCCGTATCGCTTTGGTCTGCTTCAGCAAAGCCGTGCGGCGGGCCGGGTTGTCGCACTCCCACAGATCGGTGATCTTGCGGTTCAGCGCGCGGTCCAGGTTCTCCGCGTGCTCGCGCAGGTCATCGGTCGTCATCACCATCAGGCTGTTGTCCTTCACGCCCGCGTTCCGTGCGCCACGACCGTCCGCAGGCAAGACACGCGTCGTGGTCCTCGATTCGAATGAGTGTGCTACACGAGCAGACTGGGCACTTGGACCGGGTGCGGATTCTGGCCATCGCCGTGCGCTGGACCAGGGTCGTCCCCGCCCACACCCCGGGGCTCTTGGTCCTCAGGGCCGTGGCCAGGCACTGGACCCGAACCGGGCACCTGTCGCAGTACCTCTGCGAAGCCAGCTCGGCCTGGGCCAGCTCGTTGACCGGGTCGAAAAACACAGGATCATCCGTCCCGCTGCACGCGGCTAGATCCTGCCAGTGCGGGCGCGGGGGCAGCACCGGAGCGCGGCCGGGGGAGATCGAGACCATCGTACGGGGGCGAAGTTTCACCGCAGTGCTCATGACCCGTGGGCGTGGCGGTTCTGCCACATGCGCTCGGACCACTCGTCCTGCGTCTCAAGGTGCAGCGGGATGTCCCCCGGCTCGCTGCGCGCCAGCTCATCGGTCCACGCGGCGTGCTCCATACCCGGGTGCAGCTCGGGGCAGGCGCAGGTGTCCGCGTCCCGGTCCGTGGCCAGCCAGGTGCGCAGGGCGGAGACCTGGTTCGCCGACAGGGTGATCCTGGCCTCCCCGTCCTCGCTGCCCCGGGCCTGCTTGACGAAGATCAGCAGACCCCCGTCGGCCAGGTCTTCGAAGACCGTTTCCGCGTACGCGCTGCGCGCGGTGAAGTGTCCGTACGCCATGTCCGTCCTCCGTCCGTTGTCAGTTTGATTAAAGCACCACCCCGGTCCCTTGCAGAGACCGGGGCGGGACCGGGATTACAGGGCCGGGAAGACCAGCGAGAGCAGCGCGCAGGCGGAGCAGGCGACGATCAGCCGGAACCACAGCGGGTAGCGGCTCAGGGCGATACCGGTACAGACCCCGATGGTCAGGTAGAGGATGATGGCGAAACCGGTCATGGTCTGATCTCCGTTCAGGCAGCGAGGCGGTGGGCCGCACGGGCGAAGATCCCGGCAGCGGTGAGGTCCTTCGGGCGGTACACGGACAGCCGGGCGGTGAAGGTGGCCAGGTCGTACAGCTTGACCGGGACCAGCTTCGTGCGGCGACCCTTGAGCTTGATCGTCGTCTCGCCCGTGGCGGTCGGGGCGACCTTCGTGCTGAACGCTCCGGCGAACCGCTTCGCGGTGGCCGCGTCGATCCCGGCCGCGATCATGTGCGTCTTCGCCGGCTGCGGGGCCCCGGTGGCCACGGCCTTGACGGCGCGGCGGGTGGTGCGGGTGGCCGCGCTGCGGGCTGCGATCGTCCGGCGGTTCGTGCGGCTGCTGGCGTTCATCGGGTCCTCCGTCGTCTGTCCGGTGCTGTCCTGCTGAATTAATTAAACCACAGACCGGGCCGGTCAGTCCAGCGACATGCGGAGGGTGTCCAGCCCGTACGGGCTGACGTTCTTCTCCTGGTCCGCGTCGGGTACCTGGTCCACGTAAGCGGCCTTTGTGCGCCAGACGGCCCCGCACGCGGTGCAGTGGAGCTGCGAGTAGGCCGAGGGTGTCCGCCGGCCGCCGTTGAAGGCCGAGTAGTTGGCCCTGCGAACCTCCACCACCCAGTGCCTGCGGTGGAGGTTCGCCCGCGCGCACGCGATCCGGTGCACCGGGAACCCGTGCTTGTCGCGTTTGTCATTCATGAGCTTCTCCATTTTCGTGTCGGTCGGGCACGCGGCCCCTGCTCACTGGTCCACCGCGTCGCAGCGGGGGCAGAAGCTGTGCAGGTCCGCGTACTCGCTGCTCAGTACCTCGGACTTGGACAGGAACTCGGTCGGCTTGTCGTTCTCGGTGCAGTACGCGGGGTGGATCCGTCGGTTGCAGAGAGCGCGGCGGTCCGAACCGAATCGGTGCAAGTGGGAGAAGTTCGAGTGCGTACCGCGCCACTGGCGGGGTTCGATCGAAGCCGGCGCGTCCACCTCGGTGAGCTTGACCGAGCGGCCGTCCCTGTACTCGATGCTGTGCCGGCCACGGCCCGAGGACATCTCCCGTACGTCACCCTTGCCGGCCATCATCGCGTGGTTCACCTCGGCCAGAGCGTCACGGACACTGACCGGGGCGGTGACGCCGTTCTCGGTCCGCTCGTAGATCTTGCTCATGTCCCGCTCCTTTGTCCGCTGCTCTCTCCGTCTGATTTAATTAAACCATAGACCGGCGCGGCGCGCAACACAGAACCCCCGCCTGATTCAGGCGGGGGTTCCAGGGTCGGGGATCAGCGCTGGCGGTCGTATTCGTCGATGGTCGTGCCGGGCTGGGGGTTCTCCACCCGGGGCGGTGGCGTGGCGGTGGTGTGCTGCTTGACCGGTTCGGCGTGGCGGACCTGCTGCGAGGCGGCGTCGAGCGCGTTCGCGTCAGACATTGTCTTCTCCTTAGGATCGTTTCCGGTCTGCTTACGGTCGGTGGATCAGCGCTGGCGGTCGGACCAGGCCTGGCCCTTGGCCGCGTTCTTCTTCAGGTTCTTCCAGTGGCCGGCGGACCGGGCCGCGGTGCCGGCCTTCCACTGGGCCGTTGCCTTGCTCCGGCTGGCGTAGCTGTAGGAGTCGGTGCGCTTGAAGGGGTTCCACATGGGACTGTTCCTCTCGTTCGTTCCTCGGTCGGGTGGTGCGGTCAGTTGCCCTTGGTCCAGCCGTTCTCGTAGTAACCCAGGTACAGCCACTCGTGTCGGCCGCAGGCGTACGCGGTGCCCCGTTCGCTTCCCGGTCCCCCGTCACCCCGGTCGATCTCGTTCGGGTCGCTGTTCACGGTCCATACGATCTGATCGAAGCGGGCAACAGCCGCGTCCTTGGCGTTCGGGCCGGTCCAGACCCCGAGGACCTCTCCGCCCTCCTGGATGATCCCCTTCTCAAGGATCCAGACTCCGTCGCTCATGCTGTTCCTCCGTCGTGGATCCGGTGTCTGTGGCGGAGGGCGGTTGCGACCCCGGTTGCCCGGTCGAGACCTTGGTCTCTCGTCCCGCCCTCCGTCTGATTTAATTAAAGCAGAGACAGGGGCCGGCCGCAACCCCTCACCCGCAGTCGGTGTCCGCTACCCGGATCCGGTAGTTGTCCCCGTCCCGGACCACCTCGCTCTTCTCCAGCATCTTCGCCAGGGCGCCGTGGACCGAGGACTTCGCCCGGCCTGTCCTATCCGCCAGCTCGGACAGGGACAGGCTGTCCTCGGACATCAACAGGACAGTCCAGATGTCCAGGGACACCGTGGACGCTGTCCTGTCCGGGACAGCGGACAGGACAGGAGACGGGACAGGACAGTCGGCGGACAGGGACTGTCCCGCTGTCCTGGACGGCAGAGGTGTCCTGTCCTGGACTGTCCCGCTGGACCGGACAGACCGGAAACTGTCCACGGACAGCCAGACAGCCTTCGCGTCCACCGGTTCGGTGTGCGTGTCGTCCTGGACCAGCAGCCAGCCGGGGCCGTACAGATCCTGCGGGGCCCAGCCGGCGGACACGTCGTCATCACCGAAGACCACGCGGGCCTCTCCGTCGGTGCGCAGCTTCATGCACACCGTGGCGTTGAGCTGGGACCGGATCTCGGTCGGGAGCGAAGCGGCCTTCGGGTACTGGGTGGCCCACACCCAGTACACCCCCAGTGCCCGGCCCTGTTCCACGGCGGTGAACAGCCGCTTCAGCGGGGCGCCCTTCGCGCCCGGCTTCCCTCCCTCTTCCTCCGCTTCCTCGCGCCACTCCCCGAAGTCGCGGACCAGGACATTGCCCTCATCGACCACGATGACCAGCGCCGGATCCCATGGGGTCTCCACCCATTCGGACACGCCCCGCGCCTTCATCTTCGCCGCGCGCCGGGGGAACTCGGTGTCCAGCAGCCAGTCCAGCCGGGACACAGCCGCATCAATCGAAGTCACCCGGTGCGCCTTGCCCGCGTAGTGCTGGGCTTCCACCCCGTGCTTGAAGTCCCAGACGTCCAGCTCGGCATCGATCGCAGCCGCGACGTGCGCCCCGATCAGCCGCTGCACGCACGACTTCCCGGAACCGGAGGTACCGAACACCCCGACGCGCTGCTTCAGGCTCACCTCCACTGTGTCCCCGAACGCGGTCACCGCCAGCTTCAGCGGGTGCGCCAGACGCACCGGGACGGCCGGGGCCTCCCACGGCACCCCGCCTTCCAGCGGGTCCCTCAGCCGTACGTCCACGATGCCGCGGCCGGCGGTGGCCCCCTTGCGCAGGCGGATCGTCCCGGGGATCACGTCCAGACCGGTCTCTATCTGGTCCACGCCCCGCTGTACGGCGGCGAAGTCCAGGCGCCCCCGGAACTGGACGTGCACGGCCACGCCGTAAGGCGTCTTCTCCACCTCTCCGCGTTCCAGTCCGGACAGCCCCCGATTACGGCACATGTCCGTCCAGGCGTTCTTCTGGAGACGCTGCGCCAGTTCGTACGGGATACCGAGCTTGTGCGAGAGCAGCTTCATTGTCGGGGCGCTGAGGAGTTCCCGCCCCTTTCCGGTGGAGGACTCCGCAGGGGAATACGCGTCCTTTTCCAGGACTGGGACCGGGGCCGGGGATTCCCCCCGCAGCTGCTCCATTCCGACGACCGGGAGCTCTTCCGGAGCGCTTCCGGAGTCCTTCCGGTGCTTCTTTCCCTGCTTCGTCTGGGCTGGTGCAGCGGTCTTCCCCCGGCGCCCGGTCCACTTCACTGCCACCGCGATACCGACCGCGACAACGAGGGTGAACACCCCTCCCGCGCTGATCCCGCTGTCCGGCTGCTGCTCGGTGACCGGCTGCGCCGGAACCGCTGTGGATGTCCCGTAGTCCATGATCCTCTTCCTTTCCGGTCACTGTTCGGCTCTGTTCGGTGGAGCGTTCGTTCGGTGTTCGTTCGGTGCGTTCGCCCAGGTCGGCTACCGCCGAACGGCCCCGGAGGGTCTTTCCGGGGCCGAACGAACACCGAACGAACGGCTATACGACCCCGGCCACCAGGCCGCCCAGGCTGTTCACTCCCGGGGCCATCCCCGTGGCGACGAACCCGGCCACGCCCGAGGACAGGGCCAGGCACGTGCCGCTGACGAAGTACAGCGAGACCCTGACCCGGCTGATCTTCTTGGACCGCAGGAAGACCAGGACCAGCACCACGGTGGCCACCAGCACGACCATGTGGCCGGCCGGGGTGAGCACCAGGGAGACGGAGCGGGTAACGCGCTGCGTTCCGCTGCCGACTCCGTATTTCAGGGACAGGTCCCCGACCTGGTTGGACCCCCACAGGGAAATGTGTGCGAGCCACCCCAGGACCCCACCTGCGGAAAGGGTGAGCATCATCCCGAAAAGGAAGATAGGAACGAACGGGAGAACCAGCCCCCGCCACCCCCGCCCTTTTCCGCCCATTACCCACAGCGTGATGTGCCCGGCGATGATGGAGAGACCTACGGCCAGGCCTCCGAGAGATACGTAATTCATGACCGTTCCTCCTTTCAGTTCAGTACGGCGAGCGCCCCGGACAGGGCGCCGAGGGCGAAGACGGCCGCGGTGAAAGCCGGGCCGGACGGGGTAGGGCGCTGGGTCCGGATCCCGATCAGGGCAATGGCCATGAACAGCGGCCAGACGAAGGCGATGCTCATGAGCGGGACACCTTCCGGGCGGACTGCGCGAGCACGGCCAGGGCAACCGATGCGGCTGCCGGAGCGCTGCTGTGGCCGCTTCCCAGCAGCGCGGTGACCTGGACCAGGGCGGGTGCGAGAACGGCCGGTACAGGGCCGTACGCGGCGCTGAGGTCCAGCAGCGCCTTCGTGCCTGCCACCAGCGTCACCGTGGCCGCTGCCACCGGCCCCAGCCCCGCCACCAGCGCCGGGGACAGGCCTTCCGCTGCCACCGCGCCGGCCGCTGTGTTCACCGCCGCGTACGCGGTCCATCCGAGGGTGCCGTTCATCTCTTCCTCCGTCGGGTCGGTCGTTTCCGTCTGCTACGTGCGCTCCTCCGCCGTGACGCGGGTGCCGGACCGGGTCCGGGGAAGCGCTGGGGGTCTAGCGGACGCCCTTACCTCCGCAGCCGGAGCACGGGCGCCAGACCTGGACGGTCTTGCCCCCGCTGGACGTGGTCTCGGTGCGGCCCTTGGATCCGCCGCAGGCGGTGCAGGGGCGGGCTTCGTAACTCATCTCGGTTCCTCTTTCGGTTGTCGGTTCACACGGCCTGGGACAGGTCGCCCCGGGCTCGCTGGATCGCCTTGCGGATGCTGTCCGCCTTCGTGTCCGCTCCGTACTCGGAGCGGACAGCGGAGGACAGGTCGGTGTCGGACAGTCCGGGATCGGCGGACAGGAGCCCCCGGACGAACGCCCGCTGGGACAGCCGTCCGGACAGGTCAGCGGTGTTGTCCCGGACTGTCCGGGGGAGAACTGTCCTGTCCTGTCCGTTGTCCGCAGGACTGTCCTGAGACAGGACAGGGACAGCGGACAAGTTGTCCTGTTCGGTCGGGACAGTCCGAACAACTTCGGTCCTGCTGTCCTGGACCGGGGCGGACAGGGCCAGCGTCTCGGTCGCGATGCGGGACTGGGTGCGGGTGAGCTGGCGCCGGGCCGCGGTGACCGCCAGCGTGGCGTTCACCTCCGCGCGCTCCGCGCTCAGCCAGGCCTCGGACGCCGGGTCCATGGCCACCGACGTGTGCCGCATGACCACGGTCGCCATGCCCTTGGCGATGACCGACACAGCCCCTCCGCAGGCCCCGAGGACCGTGCCCCGGCCCGACCAGTCCACGGTCCCGGCCATCAGCGCCGTGCCCCCGTTGGAGGCCCCGTGAAGGGTGATCAGGCACACGGACAGGGCCAGTGCGATCCACCCGCAGGCGACCGGGAGGGCGGCGCGGGCCCGGTCGAACCGGCACAGCCACTCCAGGATCAGGCAGACGATCCAGGCCAGGTCGAACACTCCGGCCACCAGGTACGCGGCCCACACGGGTGCCACGCCGGACAGCAGCCCGCCGATCGCGACCGTGGACCAGGTGATGGCGCCGGCAACCGCCAGGGACGCGGCGGTGAGCACAGCGGTCAGCGCCATCGCGTCGTAGTCCCGGGGCACCTGGAACTCCTGCGGAACGAGGTGATGCTTCCCGTCCCGCTCCACCGGGACCATGCGGGTGACTGTCTTCATCGCTTCCTCCGTCGGTGTCTCGGTGCGTCTGAATTAGCTATACCAGAACACCGTAACCTAACCGGTACAGCTAGGACAACCCCCTTCGCGGGACAGGACTGTCCCGCTGTCCTGTCCCTGTCCGCTGTCCCTGTCCGCTGTCCTGTCCGCTGTCCTGTCCGCTGTCCTGTCCGCTGTCCTGTCCGCTGTCCTGTCCGCTGTCCTGTCCGCTGTCCTGTCCGCTGTCCTGTCCGCTGTGCGGGCACGACGAAGCCCCTGCCGGGAACGTTCCCGGCAGGGGCTCTGGGTGGGGCTGGGTTCGGGTTACAGCTCGGTGTGGTGCTTCGGAAGCCACACGTCGCAGATTCCGCCGATCTCCTGTTCCGGGCACTCGTTGGCGATCTTGGCCACGATGGCGCAGATCTGGTAGGCGGAGGTGTCCAGCGTCAGCCGGAGGGAGGTGACCGGGTTCATGCGGGCGGTGGAGATGCTCTTGAGGAGCGCGTACGCCACGGTGTGGATTCTCTGGGGGACGTCTGACTTGTCGGTCCGGGACAGAGTCGCCAGGACACTTTCCGTGCGCCCGGCATCGATCGAGATTCCGTACTCGTCCTGGATCGTGAACTTCCGGGTGCGGGGGCCGATACCCAGAGCCTTTGCCAGTTCCTTGGCCGTGTAGTTCGTCATGTCCCGCTCCTTCGTCCGCTGCTCTCTCCGTCTGATTTAATTAAATCACAGTCCCTACGGAACGGCAACCCTCACCCGTGAACGGGAACCGTGTACGTCAGCCGGTGCCGGTCCGCCCGCAGGGTGCACACGTCCACGCTGATGGGCCTGCCTCCGTGCGTGCGGTGCGTGATGAGCATCCGGATCACCCAGGCGGAGGACGGCAGCGCCAGGCCCCGCTGGTCCGTCTCCGTGGCCGGCCCGAACGCGATCGTCTCCTGCCGGTCCACCAGCGGGTACCCCCGGTCGGCGAAGATCCGGTACGTCCCGCCGCGCACCAGTCCCTGCTGAGCGATCGCGGTGCCGGAGGCCACGGCCAGCAGGTAGTAAGAATCCGCCAGCTCCACAGGCTCCCCGTCCGCCAGCATGACCCGGGGGCGGAGCAGCACGGGCGAACCCGGCTCGATGTCCAGCTCGGCTGCCACATCGTCCGGCGCCGGAACCTCCCCGACGCGCCCCAGCCGCTGGGTGCCCCGCATGCCGAGTTCGGCCAGGCGTTTGGTCCAGGTCTGCTGGCCCCCGTCCGCCGCGGGGGCGACGTAGGAGCTGGAGGTGTGGATGACGGGCCTGCGGGACAGCACGCGGGTGCGTCGGCCCTGTCCGGTGTCGATGAGTCCCTCGCGGGCCAGCACCTGGAACGCGGACTTCACCGTGTCGTTGGTCGCCCCGTAGGCGGTCCTCAGATCCGCCACTGTGGGCAGCGTCCCGCCGGCCGGGTACTCGCCGCGTTCGATCGCGGAGCGCAGCGCGTCCGCCAGCGCCCGGTACTTCGTCGTGCGGGGGGATTGACTGTCCACGGTAAGTTTCTCCTTTACGGGTTTACCTGACCAGCGTAACGCCGTGGGGGCTTGATCAGGTACGGCCCGGGGTCGTCCGTCTGTTCGGTTCCTCCGACGGATTTAATTAAAGCGGAGGTTACCGGAAGTACGCAAGAGGCCCCGTCATATGACGGGGCCTCCGGTAAGTGGAACGTGTCACGTCCTCAGGGACACGGGCCGTCCACGTCCGTGGACCACACCCGGTTGCCCGCGGTGCCCTGGCACAGCTTCACCTTGCCCTCGCGCCGCAAGCGGCTCAGCGACAGGTAGACGATCGTGCCCGTGAGCCCGGTCGCGTCCCGGAGCTGGTTGCGGGTGAGTGGGCCGCTCCTGAGCAGGGCCAGCACGGACGCATCCCGCTGGATCGCCTCTTCCGGACGCGGCCGGCCACGGCCGAGCTTCACTTCGGTCTCCTGCGACATGGTGCCGCTCCTTCCTCTGTCTGATTTAGCTTAACCTACTTCGGCCCGCTGCGCGAGGAAGGCACGGCCGATCCACTCCGTGTACGCCGGGGGGAGCATCTCCACCAGTTCGTCACGGTCGTCCGTCCAGTCGATGCCCATCGCCTCGCGCATCTCCTGTGCGCTGCCCTTGCCACCGCCGTTGCCGTAGGCGGCGATGTACGGGCCGTCGAAGTACTCGCCGTGGCGCCAGCCCCGGACCCGGCCCCGGTGCTTGACGTGGACCGGCCGGGGGGTCGTCCAGTTGCCCAGCTCGATCTTCCGGTGGCGGAGCACACCGAGACCGAACATCTCCCCGCACAGCACCACGTCGGGGCGGGCGTCGGGGTTCTCGATCACGTACGGTCGCCCCGTCCCTTCCAGAGCTGCCAGCGTGGACGGGTACAGGTTCGGGTGCAGGCTCTGGCGGTGCTTGTTCGTCCCCAGCGTGATGGCAGCCCCGTACTGGCACGGAGGGGACGCGTGGACCAAGTCGTACCCGGATCCGTTCATGGTGATGAAAGTGATCGCGTCGCCCTGGACGAACCGGAACGGGTAGTTGGGCTGGGGTTCGATGTCCACCCCCACCACCTCGAAGCCGGCGCTCGCGTACCCGACCGCCGCTCCGCCGGCGTTGCAGAACAGGTCCAGGACCCTGGGTCGTTCCGTCATCGTTCCTCCGTCTGTCGCTTTCCTTTAATTAAACCACAGACCGCCCCTGCTTGCGGTGCCGATCGATGATCGCCTGCATCTCGGACACAAGCGCGTCTTGATCGTCCTCGCGGGAGTAGTACCGGTCCAGCTCCCACATGTTCAGGGCGGCGCTCAGACCTTCGGCCGCAAGCCGGTGGGCGTGCTGGCGGACCTCCCTGCGAGGGGTCGCCCCGTCCCCGGCCATCAGCTCACCGCACGGTTCTCGTACGCGTCCCTGAGCGGCACGTCGTACGCCGCGCACTGGGCCAGCGCCATGGCCGGAGTACGGGTCAGGTGCGCCCCGCCGGCCACGCGGGAGGTCAGCGACTCCACCACCTCGTACGCGGTCCGCACCCGCACCACAGGGTGCCGGGGACTCTCGCCGGGGACGATCGTCATGCCGGAGCGGTGGATCAGGTACCCATCCGCGTCCCGGAACACCCGGATCTCGGTCCACCGGCAGGTGGAGCACTGCCCCCGGCTGTTGGGCGGGGCGAAGCCGTCCGGGTGCGGGATGCGGCGGTTGTGGCTGTCGCGCCGGCTGCTGGCCATGCCGATGAACTGCCCGTCCAGGGGGACCGGGTCACCGCCTCCGGATGCGGGCAGGAGCCATCTCCCGTAGTTGCCCACAGTGTCCGGGCCGGGCAGGGTGTCGCTGTTCGTCATCGTTCCTCCGTCGTGTGTCGTCCGCTTCGTCGAACTCAGCGTATCCGGAACAGGGGAACGGCCCCTGTCTCCCACGGGGGCGGAGAAACAGGGGCCGTTCCGGTTCATCGGGGTGTTACAGCTCGAAGGGGTTCGGGGCCGCAGCGGCCGGCCGCTTGGCCAGGTAGTCCCGGGCCATCTGCTTGTCCTCCTCCGAGGGCGGGGTCAGGATCCACGCCCGCTTGTCCGCGTCGGTGAACTCCAGGATCTTCTTCAGCTTGCCGGTCTTGTCCTCGCCCCGGTCCAGGCGCCCGAGAATCATCCTCGGCTTGCCGGTCTTCGGGTCGCCGTCCGGGTTCGCGTCGTTGAACTTCGCGGCCCGCTTGAGGGTGGCGATCAGCGGGCCCTGAAAGATGCGGACCGATTCGAACTCCTCGATCCCGTCGGTGCCGTCCAGAACGACCGCGTCCGTGTCGATCACGTCGGTGGTCGGCTTCTCGGGGGTGGAGTACTTCGTCTTCACGTTGAAGACGTGCTCCAGCGGGGTGAACAGGACCAGCTTTCCGCAGTGCTCCTCATCGGTGATCGACTCGAATCCGGAGGCGCTGGCGAACGGGTCTTCGTTGCTCATGCTCTGTCTCTTTCCGTTGCTGTTTCCGTTGGGTGCGGGGCCGGATCCTGTGCATCCCTCGCTTTGGCGCTGGTGTCACCACAGATCCGGCCCCGCTGGACTCTGACGATGTCCTCACCGGTCACGGGTCTTGTCCTTGAGGGAGTGGTCTGCCGTGACGCATATCTGTCTCCGTGGGTGGACGGGATTCGAACCCGCATCCCGGGCCATGGTCCCGGTTACGCACTGCCATACGCCACCCTTGCGGCTTGACCCCCGCCGGGGTGGCTCTCAGGATCCGGACTGAGAGCCGGGGAGTCTTACGGGGTGTACACCCCGCCGGACCGCTCGTGCGCTGACCGGATTCGACACCGGCATATCCGCCCGAGTTACCAGGCTGCTCTACTTGGCATACAGCGCGCCCCACCGTTTCAGCGAACCGGTCGGTGACCCGGTCACGTGTCGCCGGTTTTCCGGCGCCTCGCCTACGTCCATTTTCCTAAATCAGGAGCCGGTTGTCAACCGGTCCGCTCCTCCAGTGCGGCCAGGGCAGCCATGCCGATGGCGACCAGTTGGTTCAGCCCCTGGGTACCGGGCGCGAACTCCTTGGACGCTTCGGTGTACAGCTCCATCGCTTCGGCCCGGGAAGTCACCGCGCGGAACCTCTCTCCCCACGTCGGGGGCTGGTGGGCTGCAACGGCAGCCTGCTCCGCCACGGCCTCCGACGGCCCGTCGTCCTCCGGGTCGTAGGGCGTGAACAGCCGCTTCATCTTCCGCCAGTCGCGGACCTGGACAGCCGTCTGCACCGCTTCCCAGCCGGTGTCGATCGGGACCTTGAGTAGCTCGCAGGTACCGGAGCCGACCGGGATGTGCGCCACCAGGGCGTAGTCCGTCTCGACCTTGGGACCGGCCTGCCACGTGCCAGTGTCCAGGTCGTACACTCCGGCTTCGTTCACCCCGTGGGTGTACACCGCGAGCTGGACACAGATCCCGAGCTGGCCGAAGTCCATGTTGCCAGTTTTGACATCGAGTGTCCGATATTTACCGTTTCGATCCCGAACGATACGGTCCAGGGTCCCGGCCACCCCCAGATCGGGGACGGCTGTGATGCGCTCGATCAGCTCGGGAACGATGGTGATCCCGGCGCGGCGGATCGCCTTCACGTAAGCGGTCACGTCCGCGCGGTACCGGGGCGGCACGTCGTCCAGGGAGTCCCCCCGGTCCACGTCCTCGGTGTGCTTGTGGCACACCGTGCCCTGGTTCGCGGCCACCTTCTGGCCGGCCGCGTCCATGGCCTGCTCCAGCAGCAGATCCATCCGCTGCGAATCCTGCTTGACCTCCAGCGTGGCAATCATGTCCAGCAGGTCCGGGCGTAGGGCCAGGCCCTTGGCTGCCATCCTGCGCTGCCACTTGCCCAGCCCGAAGGTGTCCTCCAGCATCTTGGCGAAGGTCGTGCAGCGCTGCCAAGCCTGCTTCTTGCCGGTCACCGGGTGGATGAGCCGGTAGCGCCCCCAGCCGTCGCGCTCCACCCGCTGCTCCGCTCGCTGGACCGGGGCGGTTGCGGAGTCGAACGCGTCCGCTGTCTCAGTCGTCACCGCAACAGTCCTGTCCCTCGTACCCGCCGTCGCCGTCGGCTCGGATGAGGTCGCCTTCGTAGAGGGGTTCACCGCATCCGTCACAGTCTCTGTCGTAACCGGCGTAGAACCAGGGTCCGGGGCCGCTGCGGTTGTCGGGTGAGTCGAACGGGTCTGCCATGGGTCGTCCTCCGTCGGTGCGTCTGTGCGCCGGTCGTGGGGCAGGTTCCCGGTCGGGAGCGGGGCTCGGTACGGGTTAGGTCCACCGGAAGCGGTGACCGGACGGGTGCCGTACAGGCGCTGGCGTTCCAGCATCTCCAGCGCTGCTTCCTCCACCTCGAACGGGGCGTCTCCGGACGCGGCCCGCATCGCCACGTCCACCTCGGCGATGGTCGGACGCAGGTCTTCGGAACAGTCCTTGCACCGGCCAATGCCGTCGATGTCCGGGTGGAAGCAGGGAAGATCCGGGTCCCAGGGCAGGTCCGAACCCCCGGGGCAGTTCGGGTTGTCCGGGCCGGGGCGCCGGCCGTTCGCGGCGTGAGATCGGACCCGGCCGTTGGCGGTCAGGGACAGGTCGGTCCGGGTGCATTCCTTGCAGGCGTGGCGCGGGGTCTCGGTCACGACCGGCCCGCCTTGCTCAATGCCCACCAGAACCAGGTCCGTATGCGGGCCCGCTTCACGGTCATCTCCACGTTCCCGTTCTCGCTGATCCGGAACAGCCACCTGAACGGGCGGTCCGTGCCGTCCCCGTCGTGGTCCCGGATCAGGGTCTCGATCTGTTTCAGCGTGTCCGGACCGTACCGGTCCATCACCTTCAGCAGTTCCGCAACGTTCCGTTCCTGCAAGTCCGCGTCCATCGTTCCTCCGTCTCTCAGTTCATGGATTCATTAAATCACACACGGGGCAAGTACCTGTCCAGTTTCCGGGACGCGAGCGCCACGGAGATGAGGTTGCCCAGCTCGCCTGACCTCACGTCCTTCGGCAGGTCGATCCGGAGCCGGGCGGCGAATTCCAACTGCGCCTCGGACGGGCGCTTCTTCCGCCAGCTCGCGGTCTTGCGCACGTTGAACCCGGCCAGGTCGTCAGCCTCCGTCTCGGCCCAGCCGGTAGCCGTACCGATCGGAAGATCCGCATGCAGCCGGGTCCATTTTCCGGTCTTCGGGGCGTGCACCACATCCCACAGGCCCGGGGTCTGGGACTGCCACAACAGCACCTCCCCGGACTCCCCGGCCGGGATGAACAGGATTCCCGCAGCGGTGGTCAGCCAGGACTGGGACGACCCCGCGAACAGGTCCATGTCCCGGTGCTTCAACTCGTACGCCAATGAGCCGGAGGGAAGCGCGCGGTTACCTTCCTCTTCCTCCCGGACCATGGCTTCGGTCAGGGTCTCGTTCTCCCGGACCGCCTTCACGGCCCCGGGTTCCAGATCGATCAGGCTACGGAGCTTCCCGCCGGCTCCTCCCAGGTTCAGGATCAGCGCGTCTTTCTTGCCCGGCCACGTCCTGATGGAGCGGCCGGCCATCTGAATCCACAGGGTCTGTGACTGGGTCGGACGGGCGATCATCGCGCAGGACAGCCACGGGGCATCAAATCCTGTTGTGAGAACCTGGCAGTTGGCCAGCACCTGGACGCGGCCGGTGCGCGAATCCTCGTACGCCCTCAGCCGTTCGTCCCGGGGAGTCTCGCCTGATACCACCGCCGTGGCGATGTCCCGCTTGCGCAGCTCGGTCGCCAGGTCGTGTGCGCTGGCAACCGTGGGCGTGAACGCCACACCGGAGCGGTCCCCCGCGTGCAGCCGGTACGCCTCCGCAGCCACCTCGTTGGCACCCGAGTCCACCATCGCCTCACCGAGCGCACCGACCTGGTAATCCCCCTGGGTGCGCTTCACAGAGCCCAGGTCCAGACCCTCCGCCGTGATCTCCCGGCCCCGCACGTCAACGAGATACCCCTTGGAGATCATCCACAGAATGGACTTGGAGTACGCCACCCCGTCCCAGACGGAGCCCAGACCCACCCCGTCCCCGCGCGCGAGCGTCGCGGTGAACCCGACATGGTTCGCGTCCGGGAACGCACCCAGAACGGTGATGTACGACTGGGCCGCTGCGAAATGGCATTCGTCCGTGACCACCAGCCCGAACGGCCGCCGGGTCTCCGACCGGAGCAGTCGTTCCAGCCGCGCCGGGCGCGCCAGTGTCTGCACCGAGGCCACGACCACATCCGCGCCGGTCTCGTCATCGGCGGCCTTCACTTTCCCCGTGCGCAGGTGCGGGGCGATCGCGCGCATCTTGTCCATGGCCTGATCGCAGAGTTCGTCTCGATTGACGATCACCAGGACCCGGCGCCCGTCCCGCTCCATGGACTGCGCTGCGAGGTGGGAGAAGATCACTGTCTTCCCGGCACCGCAGGGGAGCACGACCGCCGGTTTCCGCATACCCTCCGCCCACGCGGCGAAGACGGCTGCGATCGCCTCTTCCTGGTAATTCCTGAGACTCAGCTGAGTCGCCACCGTGTCTCCGTCTCCTGTTCCAGCGCAGCGTCCACGCCGCGCCTCCATGAGTCCATGTTGGTCACGTCCGACTCCGGACCAGGGCGAGGGACGCCCCGGTACATCGGCTGGGGAACCGTGCGGGAGCCGAAGCCTTCCGGCCAGTTCTCCGGCTGGGGGCTCTGCCCGTAGGGGTACGGGAAGGGCAGGTCTCCGTCGTTGTGGGTGCGCCACATCTTCTCGGTGTGCATCGTCGGAACCAGCACACCCACCAGCCCCCGGCACCCGCACGGGTACGAGCAGTACCGGACGTCGGTGGTCGGTCGTTTTCTTCCGCAGTTGTCGCAGACGAACGTGCCACACCGTGCGCACATGAACCGGGGCTCGCTCACGCGGTCACGCTCCCGTGCCGGGTGGCGTTCTCCAGCACCATGGACCGGTACGCGTCGCGGTCGGCTTGCAGCGCCCGTACGGCGTCGGGGGAGCAGTCGCGACCGTCGATCATCAGCGGGGTGCCGGGGACGTAGCGGACCCGGTGCGCGCGGGCCGCTTTGGACAGCGCCTCCACCATCCGCTTGGCCTTCCTCGCCCCGACCGCCGGCGCCAGGGCCAGCAGGATGTCCATGTAGGCCTCGCTGAACCGCTCGCTGTCCCCGGACGATGTGGCCACCACCCGCATCACCAGGAGTTCCTGGTGCAGCTCGGGGCTCTCCTCGCCCCCGGTGCCCAGCAGGTTCAGCCAGCCCGCGTAGGTCTCTTCGCTGTGGGTCATCGTTCCAGCCCCCGGATCGCGTCTTCCAGGGAACGGACGGCGGAGGCCAGCTTCGCCTTCAGTTCGTCGCGCTCGTTCTCCAGCTCGGTTACCTGGTCCTTGAACTGGTCCCGTTCGTCCTCGGCGTCGGCGAGGTCACGCTCCAGGCGATCGATCTGCGATTCCATGAACTCAACGCTGCTCATCGTTCCTCCGTCGCTGCTCGGTACGTCTGGTTGAACGATATCACGGGCCTGCCACTGACTGCCACCGACTGCCAGAACCTGTTACGCTGCACCCATGACGACAGCACAGAAGACCTGGCTGACCCGGGCCGAAGCGGCGGAACGCGCGGGCATCAGCCTGCGCACCGTGGACCGCATGCTGGCGGACGGCACCCTGACCAGGTACAGGAACCGGAGCCGCAGAGTGCGCATCAACGCGGACGAACTGGAGAACGCCACGGACCTGTTCGTTCCGGACCGGAGCACGGCATGACGATCTCCGCCATCCCCACCCACTACGCCGGGTGCCACTTCAGGTCCCGGACCGAGAGCCGTTGGGCCGTGTTCCTGGACCGGCTCAGCCTCACGTGGGAGTACGAGGGGCAGGGGTTCCAGCTCCCGTCCGGGCGCCGGTACCTGCCCGACTTCAAGCTGCCGGACCTGAAGATGTTCCTTGAGATCAAGGGCGCGGAGCCGACGGAGCGGGAGCTGTCCAAGGTGCGTGAGTTCGCGGTGGAAGCGCACGCCCACGGGTACGTCACGCTGATGCTGGTCGGGGGCGTCCCCCGGCCGAGGCCGGACACCGTGAACATCCCGGCTCGTTCCTTCCTGGTGACCGGGAAGACGGTCCAGGACGTGCGCACCGACTGGATGCCGGCGCACACCGCGCAGGCGCTGAGGGACGCGCTCACCGCCGCGCGGTCCGCCCGGTTCGAGTTCGGGGAGTCCGGGTGATCCCGTGTCCATGAGTGTGGGCAGTGTGGTCTACTCTCAACCCACCCAAGCGAACATGCGAAACCCCCGGAAGCCGTGGGCCGGCGCCGGGGGCACGAGCGAGAGCGAGTCGCCATGACCGATGTTATCCAATCCAACGGGACAGTGCCGGACGCCGCTGAGCGGGTGATGGACGCGTTCGGCACGGAGTTCACCCCTGCCTCCCTGGCGCTGCTGGACTCCGGCGGGATCCCGATCGCGGAGGCTCTGCGGTACGGGGTGCGCTCGGTCCGGCACCCGGACCACGTGCCGGACGACATCCACCGCCGGTGGGTGAAGTCTCCCGGCATGCTGTTCGAGTGGCGCGACGGGGACAGGACCGTGACCCAGTTCCGCCCGGACATCCCGGTGATGGACGCCGATCCGGTGACCGGCAAGGAGACCCCGCACAAGTACATCTTCCCGGGCGGGTGCGGCACCTTCCTCGGGCACCTGCGGGCCCCGGAGAGCGAGAGCGACCCCGTGCTGTTCGTGGAGGGGACGAAGCAGGGGCTGGCTGCTGCTGTGTGGGCCCCGGACGGGTGGGGTGTGGTCGCGGTGCCGGGATGCCAGAACTGGACCGGTACGGACCTGTCCTGGGCCGAGGACCGGGACGTGATCTGCCTGTTCGACGCGGACGTGTCCCACAACCGGGACGTGTGGGAAGCGGCGACCGGGCTGAAGGAGGCGTTGGACGCGGAGGGCGCCGCATCGGTGCGCTTCGCGTCGCTGGCCGGAGCGAAGGCCAAGGAGGGGCTGGACGATGTTCTGGGCCGGCGCGAGCCGGACAAGCGCACCCCGTACCTGCGCCGGGTGTGCGACGCGGCCAAGAAGACCCTGGGCCGGGCGCCGGCACGGAAGGTCTCCGGGGACGCGGCATCCCTGTTCAACGAGAAAGGGTCGCTGCTCGCGCAGACCGCCGCGTCAGCGGTGCTGGAAGGCCAGCCCGCCGCGCTGGCGCATGGGTCCATGGTGGCGCTGTACCGGGACGGCCGGTACGTGCTGGACCGCGGCCGCGAGCAGTTGTTCGCGGCCGTCCAGGACAAGCTGGGGGAGGAGTACCGCCCCGCCTGGCGCACGACGATCGAAGAGGTGCTGATCGGGCGTCTGGCCATGGACGACGTGCGGCTGCCCGAGCGCATGCCGGAACCGGTGCTCAACTGCCGGAACGGGATGCTGGACCTGCGCACCGGGGAGCTGCACCCGCACGACCCCAAGTACCTGTCCACCGCCCAGATCACCATCGCCTGGGACCCGGCAGCCACCTGCCCGCAGTACGAGGCCTGGCTGGCCACGGTGCTGCCCGGCTTCCAGATCGATGACCTGGAAGAGTCCGTGTCCCTGATGCTGGACCCGTCCCGCACCCCGGGCAAAGCGGTGTTCCTGTTCGGGCCGTCCCACTCGGGCAAGTCCACGTACCTGCGCGTCATGGCCGCTGCCACGGGGCCGGAGAACCACAGTGCGGTCACGCTGCACCAGCTCGGTGACGACAAGTTCGCAGCGGCCAACCTGTATCAGCGCATGCTGAACGTGGCAGCGGAGCTGGAGGCCAAGCACGTCACGAACCTGGCCACGTTCAAGATGCTGACCGGTGAGGACGTGATCCACGCCAACCGCAAGTACGGCAAGGAGTTCCAGTTCACCAATCAGGCCCTGTTCGCGTTCTCCGCGAACGAACTGCCCACGGTGAGCGAGGCGTCCCGGGCGTACGCCAACCGGATCAAGCCGTTCGAGTTCCCGTTCACCTTCGCCGGCCGGGAGGACCCCTCCATCGAGGACCGGATCATGGCCGAGCTGCCGGGGATCCTGGTGCGCTGGGTGGCCGCGTGGCAGCGGTACACGGCCCGCGGGGGGTACCTGCCGACCGACGCCCGGGTGATGCGGGAGTTCGAGACCCGCAGCGACCGGGTCGCCCTGTGGGTGAGCGAGAAGTGCACCGTTCATGCGGACGCGGCCGGGAAGCTGGTCGGGCCGGAGCAGGGGACCAAGAAGTCCACTTTGCACGAGATGTTCAAGACGTGGGCGAAGGATGAGGATTCGTCCGCACCTATGTCGAGCCGCAAGTTCATAGAGCGGTTGCGGAGCGTGAGCGGAGTGGGGGAAGTCAGGCTCCGGAACGAGAACAAGAACGTGGGCCTCAATGTCACACCGGGTGTGAAAGTCACACCACCGGAAGCCACACCGCACCTGTCCGATTCGTCCGAGGATGCGGAAGACGGTACCGCTATGGGGGGTGAGCCGAGTGTCATGAGTGTGGGGATCGGCTCTTCGTCTCCATGCATGCGGGAACCAAAGCTTAATGATCATGGTCCAGAGAGTGCTGAGTCCCAAAGGCATGGGGGCGAAGAGCCGATGCCCACACTCCTGACACCGCCCACTCCAGAGCCCACACCCGACCCGGTGTCACACAGCGTGACGGACGGCGATTCCGCGTTCGACTTCTACGTGGACTGACAGTCGAGTGGTACCATTGGCCTATGAGTGAATCCGAGACCGAGCGTGTACGGGTGAGCACCTACCTCACCTCCGAAGAGCGGCGCGCCCTGCGGTTGCTGGCCGCAGGGCGTGACCAGTTGGTAGCCGAACTGGTCCGCAGCCTGATCCTGAAGGAGTTGGGCCGGTGACCCGTCGGGCCCGCGTGGATTTCGAAGGGACTCCCCCGACACCGCGCGCCCCCGCTCCGGGCTTTCCCGGGCTGTCGGTGGACGGGTCCGGTGCTGTCTACGGCCCCTCGGGAACGCCGCTGAAGCGGGTTCGGGCCAGGACCCGGGGGAATCTCCTGGTGAACTGCGCGCGGGGCGCTGAGGACGGCCGGTCCTGGATCCCTGTGGACGAAGTGGTCTGTTCCGCGTTCCACGGGCCGAAGCCGTCCTCGGACCACTGGGCCAAGAATCTCAGCGGGGACATGTACGACAACCGGCCCGAGAACGTGGCCTGGGTCCTGAAGAGTGCGGGGGCGTGACGTGGCTGACATCGGATTCTTTGACATCGAGACCGCCTCGGCGGACCGGCTCTACCTGGGAGGTCACCCGGGCCCGTTCGTCCGGCTGTGCGGCGCTGCCGGTGACGCTGCTGTGGGCGTGACCACCGACCCCGCAGCCCTGCTGGACTTCCTGAACCGGGCGAGGGTGATCGTGGGGCACGACGTGCTCCGGTTCGACCTGCCGGCGCTGGCCCGGCACTGCGGGGCGGACTACGACGCGCTTGCGGCCAAGACCGTGGACACGATCGTTCTCGCCCGTCTCGCCGATCCGCCCTCCGCCAAGGGCATGCGGTCCGGGTACTACTCGCTGGACGATGTGGCGCAGCGGTACGGCGTGGCCGGCAAGACCGACAACCTGCGGGCGCTGGCGCTGGAGTTCGCCCCGCTCACCGATCAGGTCACGGGCGAGAAGCTCACCGAGCCGGAGCGCGCGGCCCTGGGGTACGCCCTGATTCCCCCGGACGATCCGCGGTACCTGGACTACCTGAGGGGCGACGTACGGTCCTCACGGGCCGTCTACGGGGCGCTGGCGCCCGCACTGGACGACTACGCCCGGCGCGAGATGCGGATTTCCGCGATCCAGAACCGGATGACGCTCAACGGCTGGCGGGTCGACGAAGACCTGCTCGCGCAGCGCACCGCCACCGAGGAAGAGCACCGCCAGCAGGCCCTGAAGATCCTCGGGGCCGAGTACGGGGTGCCCCTGACCAAGACCGTGACGAAGGGCCGCGGTAAGGCCAAGGTCACGTTCGAGGAGCCCCGGAAGTCCCCCACGGGGTCCGACGCGGGCCGCAGCGCCCTTGTGAGCGCCTTTCAGGCCGCGGGCGCCCCCCACTACCCGAAGACCGCTACGGGGGCCCTGGCGACGTCCTCAGAGGCTCTGGGGGAGGGTTTCTACTTCGTGGGCAAGGGCGCGGAGATGAAACGGTTCCCCGGCATGCTGCGCGCGTACGGCCATCTGCCGGGCGTCCGGCGTATCTGTGAGCTGGTCAACGAGGTGACCGGGGCCACCGCCAAGTACGCGGAGATCTCCAAGTTCGTCACCGCCGGCCGAGTGCACGCCGGAATCGGGGAGGACCAGGCGTCGGGGCGATGGGCCCACACGAAGCCGTCCATCACGAACATCGGCAAGCGGGACGGGAAGGCGATCCAGCGCGCGGTCTTCCTCCCCGACGAGGGCGAGGCGCTGATCGCGGCGGACTTCGCCCAGGTGGACATGCGGGGGGTGGCCGGACTGTGCCAGGACCCGCTGTACATGGAAATGTTCGAGCCGGGCCGGGACATGCACACCGAGATCGCGGCCATGATGGGGGTCAGCCGGGACGGGGTGAAGCCCCTGAACCACGGCAACAACTACGGCTTGGGCGCGAAGGCCATGATCACCAAGGGCCATGACCCGGAGCTGGTGGCCCGGTTCTTCGAGGCGATGAGCCGGTTCGAGGTCAAGGCAGCCTGGACCGAGCGCGTCCGCAAACAGGCCGAATCCGGCCAGCTCCTGGACAACGGATTCGGCCGCAAGATGCGCTGCGACCCGGAACGCGCGTACACCCAGGCCCCGGCGCTGATGGGCCAGGGTTGCGCCCGGGACATCATGACCACGGGGCTGCTGCGCATGGTGGACCGGCTCCCGGAGATCACGTCCATGTTCCGGGCTGTGATCCACGACGAAATAGTGCTAAGTGTCCGGATTGACCGGGTGGCGGAGGTCACCGAAGTGATCAAGGACGCGATGACGTTCGAGTTCCGGGGCGTCCCGATCCTGGCGGACGTGTCCGCACCGGGTTCCGACTGGTCGCTCTGCTACGGGTCCAAGTGAGGTACGGTTTAACGAAACCGAGAGAGGACGGAGGGGCCGTGGCCGAAACCGATGCACAATGGGAGCAGCGCTGGGCCCGGGAAGCGGACTGGAACCGGGACGACTGGGGGCCGCCCTCGCTGCCGGCCGATCACCCCCGGGTCCTCCGGGCCCGAAGGCGCGGCCGGGTCCTGGCAGCGTTCCTGCGCGGCGCCCGCTGGGGCCACCGCGTGGCTGCGGGCCGACGGGAACGGGGCTGATCCCATGGCCACGGCAGCGGAGCGCTGGCGGTCCCGTCAGACCCGTCGCCTGGCCCGGGACGCCTCCGCCCTGGCGGAGCAGACCAGCCGGTTCGCAGCGGGGGTGGACCGGTTTCCCGGCCCGTACGCGGACGACGCGCGGGACCTGACGAAGCGGGCGCTGGACCTGGTCAAGCTGGCCGCCTCGGTGGACGGTATGCAGGAGATCACCGACTTGATGACGGAGGAAGCATGACGATGAACGTGCTGGGACTGGACCTGTCGATGACCGCCACCGGGATCGCCTTCCCGGACGGGCGGACGCTGACGGTCGCCACGAACGCGAAGCACAAGGACGCCCGGCTGGCAGTGATCCGGGACAATGTCACCCTCGCGCTGGCGGGTGTGGACCTGGTCGTGATGGAGGAAGCGCCCCCGGGCCTGAAGGGTCCGGCGATCAAGGCCATCCACATGGTGCAGGGGGCGGTGCGGGTGGCCCTGCTGGACGTGGGGGTGCCGTACGCGGTGGTGAACCCGTCCACGCTCAAGGCCTACGCCACTGGCAAGAAGGGGGCTGACAAGACCGCCATGGCCATGGCCGCGTTCAAGCGGGACGACCGGGAGTTCCCGGACGACAACCAGTGCGACGCCTGGTGGTTGCGCCTGATGGGCCTGGACCACTTCGGGCTGACGCCGGTCGTCATGCCCCAGGCGCAGCGGGCGTTCCTGGGCTCCGTGGACTGGCCGAAGGTGCCGGACCCGGAGTCGTCCGTCTACGAACCGGTGCTGATCAGCACCCTGCTGGACAACGGGTCCCCGGTCCGGGTCGGCAGCAGCGACCCGGCCCCGTGCCACTTCGAGGCCCGTTGATCACTAACGCGAGCGCGCGAGCTGCGACAATGAACGATATGAGCTATCCGCCCCGGTGTCCGTCACGGACCCGGGGCGGTGCCATGTGCGCTCATCCGGCGGGCAAGGGGACCGGGCATCTCGGCTACGGTTCGTGTGAGGTCCACGGGGGCCGCTGGCCCCAGGTGGAGGACGCGTGGAGGCAGGCCATGGAACTGGCTAAGAGCGAGGG